TATCAAACAGGCTAGAGCTAATAGAGATGGTAGAGGTGATCCTAATCCAATATCAGGTACTCAACCAGGTGAGGATGACGATGATGATACCACGGACCCCGGGACAGATCCTGATTACACACCACCTCCACAAAACTTTTACACATTCTTTGATCCTAATCTTGGTAGATACAGATCAGGTACATACGATGAGTATCTACAATACGTGACTGCTAAAGATGGTGGCATTATACAACTACAACAAGGTGGTGCATTACCTAATGCACCTGGTGGTGTAGCTAGTCAAGAAGTCAAAAAAGAATTAGATGAATTATTTGCTAATAGAAAAGAAATACAAGATCTAGTAACACCTACCAAAAGTGAGCAAGAGGGTTCACGTATGATTATGTCAGAAATAGACGATAGAGCAAAAGCTATGGCTGATATGGAAAAAGAAGGGATTATGAGCAGATTACGTGATCAGTCAAGAAGTGAAATATTTAGAGCAAATAATCCTGACATAGGACCTGCGTTACGAGAAGATCTAGGTTTTTTTGGTAGACTAGGAGACTCTGGTTTATCCTTACTTATGGAAGCATTAAGAAAATCAGATATAACTACAGGATCTGCAAATCAATTTATAGAAGAAGCCTTAAATAACTTTGTAGCAGCTGGTATCATACCTCCTAACACATCTTATGATCAACTAACAGACCCTTTCAAAGATTTAATAACTAGAGAGGCCGCAATGATAGCTAATTCTATGGCAAAACCAATAGATTATCTTGAAGGCAGAGATATGGAATCAATGCAATTACCAAATATGTCTTTTGATACCCCTGATAGAGGTAGGGTTGAATTACCAATGACAATTTTAAAAGGTAAAGAAGGAGATGAAAATATGATTAGAAGATCAACTTCAACTCAAGATCCTACTATGTACAATGTAGCAGACGGTGGTATTATAGGTTTGAAACAAGGTGGTATGAATGATATGATGCAGGCCAATGAATTAATGTTCAAGGATCCTTCTGATAAAGAAGAGTGGGAGTATAATGTTTAGTTTTAACAGTAAAGATGCTATTTGGTTAGCAGGTATTGTTTTAAGTTTTGGTGTTACATGGGGTATGTGGTCAGAAAGACTTAATGCAATTGAAAAAAAAGCAGATGCTGTAGCACAAATGCAACAAGACATTGCTGTCATAAAAACACAAATAGTTGCTATAGATGATAAAATGAGTTGGATGGAAGAGTTTTTAATTAAGAATTATAAGGAGTTTTAGAAATGGATATGGAAAGACTTTTAGCGTCTGTGCGTTCTAATGAAGGTTACCGTAACAAGGTGTATCTTGACACATTGGGAAAGAGAACTGTGGGCGTAGGCCACCTCTGTGTAGAAGATTTTTGGGAAGATGACAAAGAATATGAAGAGTCATTCTTAATGGAGATATTAGAAAAAGATTTAGAAAATGCTATATCAGGTGCTGAAGAGTTACTTGGTGAGTACACGGTCCACGATCACTGTAAGGAATTATTGGTTGAGATGGTTTTTCAGCTTGGAAAAACAGGTGTCAGTAAGTTTCGTAACATGTGGTCAGCATTAAAAGACCATAAAACACCAAATTATAAGACAGCAGCGGCTGAGATGCTTGACTCACGTTGGGCAAAACAGACACCGAATAGGGCAAAGCGTATGTCAGATATTATGGCAAGTTTAGGTTAGGAGGATATCATGTGTACATGTTGTGAACATTGTAATGGCGAATGTATATGCAGGTAAATGAAATACATTCTAATAATATTTTTGTTGTTTGCGGGTAAGGCCTGGGGTGAGACAAATACCGTGTCGAGTACCGTGGTTAACAATACCCCACCTACCGCAAATGCACCCTCTATAATAAATTCTAACAGTGATATATGTAAGGTTGGTGTTGGCGCTAGTGTGCAAAATAATATTGTAGGATTAGCGACAGGTGTCGTCATAGACGATGAGCTGTGTCAAAAACTTAAATTATCAAGAAGTTTATATGGTTTCGGTATGAAAGTAGCTGCTGTGTCCGTGCTTTGTCAAGATCCAAGAGTCTGGGATGCAATGACTGATGCTGGAACCCCGTGCCCTGCACGTGGAGCCATTGGAGCCGAGGCAGAAACTTACTGGACTGAGAACCCCGATCAAATTCCTGACGGAAGTAAATACAAACCTGAATATGTACAAGCCAGTAAACCTATTAAAGAAGGAGTAAGCGATGCAGGACATATTACGCTTTATAAGACTTTGTTCCTTATTACTACTGGTCTCCTTTTATTCTAAAGCAGACGTTTGTTTGCCTGACACAGAGGGTCTTTGTACTCCTGGGGTTACCATTACAGAAGACATACAAGTAGATGTAACTGAAGAAGACTTAGGCACAGAAATAGTTACAACCACTACAACGACAACTACAACCACCACACAAACTGTTACAAATGAAAGCTCAGCTGACATATTAAATAGCTCTAACGGATATGTGGGGTCAAGTGATGATGGTAACATGAATATTGACTGGGGTGGTCAAGGTCCTGCTTCAATGCCAACAGGCAATACCTGTGGTGAACTAGGATCAGATAGATGTGCACAGATTACTGGATCTGGCAATAGCACATCAACAATGGGTGTTTCAGGTATGGGCACCACTTTTATAATTAATAATATTGATATATCTGATCTACAAATAGATAGAGGTGGTGAGGTAAAATACTCAATTGAAGTAGAAAAACGTGACGCTCAAGACAGAATATATATGCATATTACAGGTCGTGATGGACTTAACACAGTTTTTTCAGGCACAGATGTCTTATCTGAGTCTGGCATTGCATCAGGTTATCAGTCGTATACAGGAGGTTTTGATTTTAGTGGTTCTTTAAGTAGTATAACTGTTGAAGTAGGTGGGCGAGATATAAATCTTGCCATAGGACCTTTATTTGATGATGTATCCGTTAATGTATTCTACAATGTAATTAATACCGTTATTACTCAACATATAACTACTTTAGAGGAAATATATTATCTTAATCTTTTTGATCCTGTAGAATTAGAGTTTGTAGAAGAAGTCTTTGAATACAATGACATCATTGTTGAAAATGATTTTATTGAGTTTGTACCCATAGAACCAGAAATGGAAGAAATATCTTATGAGACTGTCGAGTTAGAAATACAGTTTGAGATGGACTTTGAGATGGACTTTGCACCACCTCCACCCATGGACTTAGCACCTATGCCAGAGCTTGTTGTAGTAGAAATGCCTGTGAATGTAGAAACAGTTACCTTAGAGATTGAGATGGAGATGGAGTTAGATTTACCACCACCTGACATGGTAGCCTCTGTTGAGGAGATACCACCTCCCATGGAAGATTTACCTCCTCCACCTGAAATGGATGAAGCACCACCCATGGACAACGAACCAGAACCTGTTGAGATAGAGACAGAAGATACACCTCCACCAATGGAGGAGACAAAAGAGGAGCCTATTGCAGAAGAAATTGACGAACCTAAAGAAGAAGTAGAGGAAGTAGAACAACCAGAAGAGGTTGAAGAAGTAAAGGAAGTAGAAGAGGTTGAAGAAAAAAAAGAAGATCCTAAAGAAGAGCCAAAGAAAGAGCCTACAGCAAAAGAAAAAGCTGCAACAAAGATAGTAAAAAAAATTGATGACAAAGCTAGATATGATGATGCAGCTCAAATGAAAACATTGATTGTTATGCAAATACTTGGTAATACTAAATCATTCTTTGATACACAATCTATTATTATGGATACAAATGTTAATGATTATTTAAACAAGACAATCGAAGATCAGTATGGTATGCTGTTTGATATGGCTCAAGGCCAAACTATGGAGGATATGATAAATGCCCAGTATTGAATATAGCGGGATGAAGATTACCGGGGGGAAGGTGTTTGCCATCTTTACTCTATTAGGTGCTTTAGGTGGTGCTGCGTGGACTGGCTTTACTTTTTATCAAGATTATCTTGATATGAAGGAGAAAATTTTAACATATACCGAGCCTGACCTTTCTGGGTTTGACAAAAAAATATCCTTAGTGGAATCACAAACTAACTCACAAATGGAGATTGTAATACAAAAAGTAGAGGGTCTTAAAAGTGAATTAGATATAGTATTAGAAGAAGTAAATCTTATAGCTACTACTGCTCGTGAGTTAAAAGATGATTTAAAAACTGACTTACGTCAAATGGAGGGTGATGTAAGACACATCACAGAGATAGTAAATGATATTGAGGATAGACAAAAAGAAGATGCAAGAGAATTAGTTAATGAAATGAAGTTATTAGAAGACAGTCTAGATCTTAAAATTAACAAAGCTCTAAACAACCCTTTATCTGGCATGAGTGCCAAAAACTAAATTAAAATATTTGTCTTGACTTTCGTTTAAATCAGCTAAACTTTTTATGTTACTATCGTTTACACAAAGTTGGTTGTAAATTTTTTTATCACTACACCATTTTCTACCAGTCCAAAATTCAAAACCATCGTACTTTGATTTGTACGAACTACTATTTTCATAACTGTAAGAAAAATAATAGTTTTTATAATTTTTATTTATACAATATTTTATTTCAAATAACGTAGCGTAAGTTCCCATACCTAATTTTTCATCTTCATAGTCCCATGCAAACTGTCCTGTCATAAAATGGTTGTCAATTAACATGGCTTCTGTAAATGCAACAGGTTTATTATGATAATAATAAATAAAGTATTTCCAATCTATAGGGTCATCACGCATGAATTCTTCGCTTTCTTTTTCGTTATTTACTTCGTAATATTTTTTATGTTGTATATATCTTTTGTAAATACCAGCACAAACGTCTTTCAAATCTTCTGTCAATCCGTCAATTATTTTTACTGTAATATTTTTTTTATTTAGGGTGTATTTTTGTTTCTTGGAAAATTTAAAATTATCTAATTGTAATCTAGAAGATCTAGCATTTATCCAGGTAATGTGTTTTATTTTTGTGTAATACCATGACAAAGGTATCCAGCCATTTTCTAATGCATAACTATATTCATCTCTATTAAATTCACCTAAAATTAAACTATAGATTATATCGTGATTGGTAAGTTTACCTGTGATATGATCAAAAAATATTTTCACTAAGGACGTTCAAATTGTGTCATGTATGAATCGTCTGTTTTAGTGTCATCCTCTCTTGTGTTTTCAACAGTGTAAAAATTTTGATCTATCAAATAGCCAGGATTTTTTGTTAGTCTCTCGTCCATATAAGCATCATCATACCAAATAGTTCTGTTATTAGGATAAGCAAAAAAGTTACCATCATCCATACGAAACATATGTGCACATTTGTGTTCAGGGTCTTCACTGAAGTTAGTGTCAAGCATTGCAGCTTTGTTCTCCCAGGCCCAATCAATTGTAAACATATAAGTGCCTTTTCTTTTTACACCTTTATAATCTACTAACTCAGCTCTACAATTAGCTAGTCTATTTCTTCTTTGTACGTCTACATAAGGTGAGAAACAGTCCCAGTATTGATGTATATTTAAAGGGTGTTTTGGTGCATCTTTTTTCCAACAAAAAGCATGTATTGGTCTTCTTGTCCAGTTTACACCATTAGGTAACAAACATTCAAAGAGCAATGCTCTACGCTCTATACTATTGACTGTGTGCACGTCAGCAAACGTAAATTCACCGTGTCCTTTTGTATGATCATATAAATATTCATCACGTATATAGGCACTAAATGGTGGTAAGTTATGATTAAGATAAGGCATACTTTAAATTATCTTATACCAGCCAGCTTTTCAAGTCTTCACCAAGCACCTCTGTCGCAATATCTATTTTAGATCTTAAACATTTTACAATATTTTCATCCACAGTATTCTCTGCAATAAAATCTACGTAAGTGACTTTATTGTTTTGACCAATCCTGTGTGTTCTATCTTCTGATTGTAAACGTATTTCTAAATCGTAACTGTTGCTGTAATACACGACAGTGTGACTAGCAGTAAGAGTAAGTCCATACCCTCCAGTCTTTGGATTAGCAACAAGGTATTTAAGATCATCC